AGGCCGAGTACGCAGCCTACCGTCAATCCCTGCGCGATCTGACCGACCTGGCCGGGTTCCCCTGGGGCGGCGACGTATCGGCAGCGCCGTGGCCGATCGCGCCGGGCGTCTTGATATAAACAACGAGTCAAACAAGGAGTAACGACCATGCCCGAACAGTTTTTACACGGAATCGAAGTCGTCGAGATCGACGATGGAACCAGACCGATCAGGACCGTCAAGTCCTCGGTTATCGGTTTGATCGGCACGGCCCCGGACGCTGATGCGGCGATCTTCCCTCTCAACACGCCGGTGCTCATCGCTGGCAATCCCAGGGAAGCTTCGACGCTCGGCAGTACTGGCACGCTCAAGGATGCGATCGATGGAATCTTCGATCAGGCCGGAGCCATGGTTGTCGTGATCCGCGTCGAGGATGACGTGGACCTCGCCGCCACCATCTCCAACCTTGTGGGCGATTCCACCGCCGGGACCGGCGTCCATGCGTTCCTGGCCGCCCAGAGTGAGGTCAAGGTAACGCCTCGCATTCTGTGCGCTCCGGGCTTTACCTCGGATCGCACCGGCGATCTGGCCAATGCCGTTGTCACCGAACTCCAGGGCATCGCCTCCAGGCTCCGCGCCGTCATCATCGCCGATGGTCCCAATACCACGCGGACCGAGGCCATCACGTACCGTGACGATTGGGGCAGCGACCGCATCTACGTGGTCGATCCGTTCTGTAAGGTATGGGACACCGGCACCAGCCAGAACGTGGATCAGCCCGCCAGCGCCCGTGTGGCTGGCATCATCTCCCGCATGGACAATGACAAGGGATTCTGGTGGTCGCCTTCCAATCAGATCATCAACGGCATCACCGGCGTCTCCAGGCCCATTGATTTCAGCCTGTCCGACACCAACTGCGAGGCCAATCTCCTCAACGAGAACGAAGTGGCCACCATCGTCCAGAAAGACGGCTATCGGCTCTGGGGCAACCGGACCACGGCGTCCGATCCCATGTGGGCCTTCCTGTCCGTGCGGCGCACCGCTGACATGATCTACGAGTCCATCGAGGATGCCTTCCTCTGGGCCATGGATCGCCCCATGAGCGCCAACCTCGTGCTGGACATCCAGGAGAGCGTCAATGCCTACCTCCGCCACCTGACCACCCTCGGCGCTATCCTGGGCGGCAAGTGCTGGATGGACCCGTCCCTGAACTCCAAAGAGCAGCTCATGGCGGGCAAGCTCTTCCTGGATTTCGACATCGAACCGCCCGCGCCCCTGGAACACCTGACCTTCCGGGCGCACCGCGAAAACGGCTACTACGAGGAACTGGTCAACCAGGTCCTCCAGGCCAGCTAAAGGAGCATCATCATGGCCCTTCCCAAAGTACTGAAAGACTACACCGCGTTCGCGGATGGTTACGGATATCTCGGAAAGGTTCCCGAACTGGAACCGCCGAAGCTTGTCAAAAAGATGGAAGAATACATCGGCGGCGGCATGGCCGCTCCGGTGGATATCTTCATGGGCGAAGTCGAAAAGATGACCGCCGCTATGACGCTGGCAGAATACGACCCGCAGAACATCAAGCTGTTCGGTTTTACCAACGGCAATGAGGTGGCCATCACCTTTCGTGGAGTCATGGAAGGCGGCGGCGATACTTGGCCGGTCATCATCAACATGCGCGGCGAATATCAGGAACTTGATCTCGGGTCATGGAAGAAAGGCGAAAACGTTCAGCTCAAGGCCAGCTTCTCCCTGAGTTACGTCAAGATCACCATCAACGATGAAGAGCTGTTTGAGGTCGACGCTGCCAACGGCATTCTCATCGTCGGCGGCAAGGATTTGCGAGCCGCCATCAACTCCGCCCTGGGCGTTTAAGCGAGGTTTAAATGCACATTGATATTCCGTTGAAGGAAAAGGTTAAGGTCAATGGTCAGCAGTATACCTCCCTGACCATGCGCGGTCCCAAGGTTCGCGATCTGAAGGTCGCTCGTCGCTCTGATGGAAGCGCCTTCGATCAGGACGTCCTGCTCGCCGCTAACCTGTGCGACGTCCCTGTCGAGGTCATCGATGAGCTGGAGGTGGTTGACTGGGACGCCGTCCAGGCAGCCTACGACGATCTCGCGCCGGAGCGCCCCGAAATGCCGTTGCTCAAACAGGGCATGGCAATTCTCGCTCGCGAATACGGTCAGCAGTTCTCAGAGATCGAGAACATGGAAGTCGACGACTTCGTGGACTGGCTTGTCCTGGTCCGCGACGAGAAGATCAAGAGGAAAGAAGGCTAGTCGCTCATGAGCAACATGGTCGCTTCCTTGCGCCTGAAGGGAAAGGTTGATTCCTCCCTCACCAAAGCGCTCGGCAAAACTGATAAAGATATGGCCCGTTCCGCCCGTCTCGCCAAGGGACGGGCGGGGGCCATGACTCGTGCTGCCGAGGATCAGGCTCGCGCAACGGGCAAAGCGGCCAACGAAACAGGACGGCTTGCCCGGTCCATGTCCAAGGCGACCACCGGAAGCCAGCGGCTTGGCCGGAACCTCAAAAAGAACATCAAGCAGATGCGCGAAGCTGGCATGGCCAGCAAGCTCCTCAATCGCGGTCTGGATAGCGTTGCCAACAAATGGACCGGACTCGGAGCTGGGGCAACACTCATGCTCGCCGGTCGACAGGTGGGCAACTTGCAAGAGCGCATGGTCCGCCTTGCAAACGCAGCGAACAAGCCGATTGAGAGAATCAATGCTTTAAAAGAAAAAATTTACCAAGCGGCTCTAGACGACAATATACGTCTGGACCCTGCCCAACTTATTTCAGCGGTCGAAAAAATTGTTGAGAAAACGGGCAACCTTGATCTTGCTGAAAACAATCTCAAAGAGCTGGCGACGGTAATCCAAGCTACCGGCTCTGAAGGTGTTTCAATTGGTGCTTTGTTCTCTGATCTCAACGAAAAAATGGGATTGACCAATGCACTTACTTCAATGGACTTGCTTGTAAAGCAAGGCAAGCAAGCAGCCTTTCCCCTCAAAGACTTGGCGCTCTATGCGCCGCGTGCCGCCGCAGCATATTCCGCCCTTGGGCGAACCGGAGTTGAAGGTCTCACCGAAATGGGATCGTTACTCCAAGTCGCTTATATGGGGACTGGTGATTCCAGTTCGGCTTCAACTGTGGTCGAAGCTCTCTCAAGAGACTTGGTTGCCCAGGTTGATAATCTCAACAAGCTCGGCGTCCAGTTGTGGGATGAAGAAGCCAGCCTCGCGGCGGGTAAGCGTGTTGCTCGGTCCATCCCAGAAGTGCTGAACGAAGTCTTGGAGTCTACTGGTGGCGATATCGAATCGATTCAAAAAGCTGGCGTGTTTACCGATGAATCGATGAAAATTCTGAAGGTTCTTGTCGGAGAAACAGGGCGAGCCAAAATGGCTGACCTGATGAAAGCCCTTGGTGACGGTAACGATGTCCGCAAGGATTCCGCAGCCGTGGCCAGGACGTTCAACCAATCTCTGGGCAGCCTAGCGTATGCTTGGAATCGCTTTGCCGATGAAAACCTGACAGGTGCCATAGATACGTTGGCATCGGCATTGGATGCTCTTGGTTCTGAAGGTGCAAATACCCTCTTTAGCGGACTGGCGGTAGCTGGTGCAGGACTCGGTGCTCTTTGGGGCGGTCGGGCTATAAATCGGGCTGGTCGCTCTCTTGGCCTTTGGGGCAAAAAGGGTAAGAAGTCGGGCAAGGCTGGTGGTCTCCTGGGCGACCTGACTGGAGGCGGTCCCATGGCCGTCCAGGTTGTTAACTGGCCCGGTGGTGGCTTCGGTGGCGGAGATTCCTTTTTCGACTCTGGTGGTGGCAATAGCCGTCGCGCTGGGAAGGTTGGCCGAACCGGTCGGCTGGTGCGGAAAGGCGGTGGATTGCTCAAAGGCGCTGGCCGTCTTGTTGGCAAGGCATTTCGTCCGTTGGGGATGCTCATGGGCGCGACCAATCTTGTCGGCGCTGTCCGCTCCGGCAGCAAAAGCATGGTAGGCCGCACAGCCGGAAGCATGGTCGGCGGTATGGGCGGTGGAGCGCTTGGCGCGATGCTCGGCTCATTTGTGCTGCCCGGTATCGGAACCGCTGTCGGCGGTGTCCTTGGTTCCGTCATTGGCGACATCATCGGAGAAAAGACCGGGGAAGTTGCTGGCCAAGCTCTGGAAAGTTCTCCGGCGGAAGCTCCGGCGATGGCTGCCGCTGGCGAGAAGAGCGTCGTGATCCACGTCCACGCCGCTCCTGGAATGGACATCGAGGAGCTGGCTCGCAAGGTGGCCATGAAGGTCCGCAGACCTGGAACGGGAGACCTGTACGATGGCTAGCGAAATCATGATGGCTCTGGGCGAATACCGATTTTCTGTTTCTACCGCCGCATACAACGATTTCCGCAGGAACACCGCTTGGCGCTGGGCAAGCCAGCAACGGCTGGGCCGTCTTCCTGCCAAGCAGTATCTCGGCCCTGGTGAGGATACCATCGAGATGGGAGGAACCATCTATCCTCATTATAATGGTGGCCTGCAGCAAATCGATTCCATGCGGGACGAAGCCGGAAAAGGCGAGCCGTTGTTGCTCGTCGACGGCCTCGGCAACGTCTGGGGCAAGTGGTGCATCCTTTCGATCGAGGAAACCCGGAGCCGCCACTTGAACAATGGCGCTCCCCTTAAGCAGGACTTTCGCCTGAGGCTTGAAAACTACGGGGAGGATGCCTGATGGCCAAGTATGTTACGAAGGACGGCGACACCCTGGATTGGCTCTGCTGGCGCTACTACGACAAGCAGTCTGGTGCCGTGGAGGCTGTTCTGGAAGCCAATCCGAATCTGGCTGATCTTGGCTTGACGCTTCCTGCCGGAATCGTCATCGAGTTGCCGGAGCTGTCTCCATCCGAAGATGATCAGCCTATGAGGCTTTGGGACTGATGCAGCCGACCTTCCGTATCCTCGCCGACAGCAAGGACGTCACCGCTGCCATAGCCGACCGTCTGATCTCCCTCTCTATTACCGATGAGGCCGGTTTTGCTTCGGATGAAATCACGCTCCGCATCGATGACCGCGACGACAAGGTGGCTCTCCCCAGGACCGGCGCTGAGCTTGAAGTCTTTCTGGGGTATGTAAAGCAAGGGTTTGTCCGCATGGGTATCTACACCGTCGACGAGATCGGCCACGACGGCCCTCCGGCGATGATGACCATCCGGGCGAAGGCCGCGAACATGCGCCAGTCCATGAAGAGCCGCAAGACCCGCTCCTGGGATTCGACCACGCTGGGCAAGATCGTCGAGACCATTGCCTCGGAACATGACTACACGGCCACGGTCTCTGCCGATCTGGCAATACTGGCTATCGACCATGTCGACCAAGCAGAAGAGTCCGATCTCCACTTCCTGACCAGACTGGCCAAGGAGCGGGATGCCGTCTTCAAGCCCGCCGCCGGATATTTTGTTGTCGCTCCCAGGGGAGAGTCGAAATCGGTATCAGGGAAGACTCTGACGCCTGTTGCCATCTCAGGCGAACAGGTCAACACCTGGAGCATGAAAGCCGCCAGCCGAGGCAAGTATCAGGCTGTGACAGCGAATTACCACGATGCCGGTCAGGCCGATCGGATCGACGTCACCGTCGGCGAGGGCGATCCTGCATTTAAACTGCCCTTTACATACCCCAATAAAGAACAGGCCGAAGGCGCTGCCAAGGGCAAGCTCGCGGCCTTGGAGCGCGGCACGGCGACACTCGATCTGACCGTCGTGGGCAATCCGGCCCTGGCCGCTGAATCGATGATGTCTCTCTCCGGCGTCAACTCCAAGGTGAACGGCGATTGGTCCGTGATCCGCGTCGACCACCGGCTGGAAGGGCAAGGTGGGTATAGCTGTAATATTTCGTCCGAAACACCAACGGGCAACCCGAAGCCGATCCTCGATTAGCGTTGTTCTGTGACAATTGAATAGGCTGAGAAAAGACTAGGCCCACCGGGAGAACCCGGTGGGCCATGCTGAAGGAACAGGCGGGGGCGTAGTCGCGCCCCCACTGGCTCGATGCTGGCACATCGAACCACAAGCCGTAGCCTGCTGCTCCAGTACCTTGATCAAGGTGGAGGAGGCATAACAGGCGCACGGCCGAAAAGTAAAGGATAGCAAATGAAATCGCCCATTCCTTGGCTTGGCGGAAAATCCCGCCTCGCCGATACCATCATCAAACTCATTCCCTCTCATGAACGTTATGCCGAAGCCTTCACCGGCGCTGGATGGGTGTTCTTCCGCAAGCCTCAGACACGACTTGAGAGCCTGAACGACATCAATGGTGAACTGATCGCGTTCTATCGGGTGTTGCAGAGCCACCTTGAAGAGTTCTGCAAGCAGTTCAAGTGGCTCCTGACGAGCCGCGAGCTGTTCGATAATTTCAGAAGACAGCAAGACGCCGGTGGCCTGACGGACATCCAAAGAGCCGCCCGGTTCTACTACCTCCAGCGCCTCGCCTTTGGTGGACGCCAGGACGGCACCTTTGGCGTGGACAAGGCGTCGCCGCCGCGCATCAATCTGGTGCGCATGGAAGAAGAATTGTCACAGGTCCACCTCCGCCTGTCTGGAGTGGTCATCGAGAACCTTCACTGGTCGGACTACCTTAATAGATATGACGGCCCTGGAACATTCTTTTACCTCGACCCACCATACTACGGATGCGAGGATGACTACGGTAAAGACATCTTCCCCCGCGCCGACTTCCAGCGCATGGCCGAGCAGCTCTCCGGCATCGAAGGCAAGTTCCTCTTCTCGATCAACGACGTCCCTGAGATAAGGGAAGCCTTCTCTTCATTCAGGATTCAGGAGGCTGAAACGGTCTACACCGTCAGCAAGGGCGGGAATAAGAAAGTGAAGGAATTGCTCATTATGAACTACGAGCCGAAAGCGGGGCTGCTAGGACTGTGCTAGAGGTGAGCGCGGTGTTAAAATGAGATGCCGCAAGTGTCAAAATGACGCGCCGCGCTACACCTTCCCCCAAGGCCGCTCTCCATCCACCCGATATCATTTGCATACTTATTTGTATATTCCACGCAAAAAAGGCCTGGAAGGAAAACCTTCCAAGCCTTTAATATTCTTGGTGGAGCTGGAGGGAATCGAACCCACGACCTCTTGAATGCCCTGCATGAAGACGGGGGTGTAAGATTTGAAATACTTTGACTTTTTTATTTTGATGTCAACAGGAAATCGGTGGTATTGGAGGTGTTGAATGCGTTTGGTTGACCGGATGGTTGACCAAAAATCCCCACCCAAGTCCATGCCCAAACCGTCTACAAATTGATCAACAAGCCTCTAGCTTTTTCACGAAGAGACTCATCAACATTGGTAGACCTATTGCCTATGTAGTCTAAACAAAATCGCAATGCTTCTGAATCAGACAAAATTCGCTTACCTGTGCTCGTCTTAGTGTTTGCACTCGTATATTTATAACCTCTTTCGTTCTGGAAGTAGGCCACAGCTTCTTTGCTCTCAAAATCCCTCAAAACTTCATAGTCCTCGATAAAAGTTTTGATACCCACAGTTCGGTAAAATCCACGCAGCACATTCCCAAGACTCATTCTGTGCGTTCCTGAGTTTGCCGAATTCTTAAAACGCGATCTCAGTTCAGACTCATCTACACCTATTTCACTTGCGACATACGAATACTGCTCATCAAGCGTTTTCCCCCTTAAAGCCAGAGCAACACGGTCTCCCACATCTGGACGCGAATACGAACGAGAATCTTCAACAAATTGCCTGGAATCATTAGCCGTCATGGGAACCTCCTCTGAAGAGCTTAGAATTGAACTGGTCCGCTCAATCTCATTAAACGCTGCATTTAAAATAAACGTCTTCTCAGACTGCCCACGCTTTTCAGCAAATTCTTTGATTCGCAACCACAACTCATCTGGGATATTTTCAAGCAAATAGTCCATCGACTCCTCCTCTGTGTCTTTAAGGAGAGCCTAATCAAACATAGGAATCAGAGTCAAGCCTTAATTTACCTTAAATTACAATTTGAGCAAATTTATACCATTAGACAACTTTAAAGCAATTAAAGGCTCAAAATAAGAGATATGACCGCTTGACTAGAATCCAAGTGCTCTTCCATTTCCCAACGAAGCACCAGGACACCCACATCCGACCTTCATTATTCGTGCAAAAAGACTACAATCCCGAGCGGTTACCAAATTCCCAACCATCACTTCCCCAACGCCCATAACGGGCAGGATGAGCAAAATTATCGCCCCCCAAAATCGCCACTAAGCACTAGCTAAAACCAATCTTACCTCAAACATCCCCAAACACACCTTAGCTACAAACTTTAATCAGCAATCTCAAATACTTTGGCCAACATCCGGTTGACCAAATGGTTCACCACCAAAAGAAAAAGGACCGCATAGCCTATCAAGCTAAACGGTCCTTTTTCTTAAGAAAATATGATGGTGGAGCTGGAGGGAATCGAACCCACGACCTCTTGAATGCCATTCTTGAGGGTCGTCAACAGAATGATCAACTTAACATGATAATAAAACTGGACTTATTCGCCGCCAAGCCTATTTGGAACTCCCCGTCGCATGTTGTGCGGAAGGCGCGGAATGTCGTTGATTTCGCATGGCGTCGGGGAAAAAGCGGACACATAGCGGACACGAAAAACCAACTTTAGAAACAACCACTCGTCGTCACACGCCTGCTAAAAAAGACATACCGACACGCGAATCAAGTTCGAAAGCACTGCTGACTTGGTTCCCAAAAACTAACAATTGAGACTCGGCCTCTGGACTCTTATTGGGTGGACCTCTCTTACTAGGAGCAGGACTCAAGTCAGAATTTCCGGGCTCCCATAGGGCGTAAAGCTCCCGCGGCAACTTCGTAAGTTCTTGAGACCTAGCCGAGATAGAATGCTAAGCGTATGAACCATGAAAGAGGCATGACCATGGGTAGTGTCCCACGACGTGGTGTAATTGGGGGTAAAGCCTCAAGGTCTTGAAAGAGGCCGCCGTTCGTTCCATAGGGTTTTGTAGCTAAAACAAGCCCGAAGGAGGAACGAACGGCATGCCTGAGAAGAGAATGACAGGTCGGGACGGGTTCGACAAGATTTTCGTCGAGTCCCACGGCGACTGGCTGCGTGAGATGGTCACGGCGATCGTGCACGAAGTGATGGAGGCTGAGGTGAGCGCAATAGCTGGAGCCGGCTACGGCGAACGAAAGGCGGAGCGGAACACGCACCGCAATGGCTACCGGGAGCGTCAGTGGACGACCCGAGTCGGCGACATTGATCTGCACATCCCGAAGCTCCGCGAGGGGTCGTATTTTCCGACGTTCCTGGAACCCCGCAGGCGCTCCGAGAAGGCCCTGATCGGCGTTATCAAGGAAGCCTACGTCCAAGGCGTGTCCACGCGCCGTGTGGAACGATTGTGCCAGCAGATGGGCATCGAGCGGATGGACAAGAATTTCGTTTCGCGCATGGTCCAGGACATCGAGGCTGAGGTTTTGGCGTTCAAGTCCCGCCCCCTGGAGGGCGAGTTCCCGTATGTGTTTGTGGATGCACGCTACGAGAAGGTCCGCCGGGAAGGCCGCGTGACAAGCATGGCGGTGCTGGTGGCCGTTGGCGTACGCATGGACGGCCACCGTGAGGTGCTTGGAGTGGAGCCCACGATGGGAGAACGCTATCTCCTGTGGCGGGATTTCCTGCAGGATCTGACCAGCCGTGGGTTGCAGGGCGTCCGACTGATAGTCAGTGATGCCCATGAAGGTTTGAAGCGGGCCATCACCGAAGTTTTTCCCGGAACAAGCTGGCAGCGTTGCCGCGTTCACTTCATGCGCTCCATGCTGGCTCATGTTTCCAAGCGCTATCAGCCAATGGTGTCCGCGTTGCTCAAGACCAT